TTTATACTAAATGCTGCGAAAAAAACACAGGGAACCGATATCGGTTATGAAAAATACAACCGTATAGGTTGTTGTTGTTAAGCACAACAAGGAATAGATAGATGATACTTGCCGACCGGCAGCGGTTGCAACCTTGCTTAGTCAGCAAATGCCAAGAGACGGGCTAGACCGACATCGGTTGCGATCTTAATCCGATAACAAGCTTCAGCTCGTTAATAACACCTGGAGTTTCTATTCAGCGACCGCCAGCGGTGCTAACGCCCGACGCCTTTTGTGATTGGACGACCGAATGCGGTGCGCCCGTGCCAATGGGGAGCCTTGAAACCGTTCCGTGATTTATAGCCCACGACCGCGCCGGGTCACATATTTGGCACTTTAAGTGTCCAGGTGCACCCTTACTCACCGGGTGCGGTTGCAAGCATTTTCGTGTTCCGACCGGGCGCGGTTGCAAAGAGCTGACAAGGCATTGTTAGAAAGCTTTGTTTATTGAATTTTTGCACGCATACAGAGCAGAAACAAAGAAAAAGACCGCGAAGCTGAGCTTTGGTTAGAACATGCAAAAGCTAAGCAGGGTACATTACAGTGTCAGCGTTTTCTTTTCTTAGAAGGGGGGGCCTTAGTACGTGCAGCAGGGCGCTTGCGAGACAAAGAAGTTCGTGTGCTGATTTGTGCAAGGAACTTGCGACCCAGAGGGAACTGGTCAAGGTCGCTGGACAGGGATTCAGTGAGGTCAATACTCCAGAAACTATACTCTGCCCATGGGTCCTCCGGGGGCTTTGGGGGATTGTCAACTGGACATTTGGTAGCCAGAGAGCTAATGTACCTGTACTTATCCTCTAAAATAGAGGACGTAGGAACTTGCAAACCTAAATTCCAACCTTCCAAAATTCTGGGGTTCATTGTGTGTATGTGACCAACAATGTCCGGTGTCAAATCCACTCTGCAAAGTTGAAAAATAAAAGTTAGCTCATATTCTTCAGCATGCCTGAGGTACTCTTTAAACTTTGCATCCTCATAGTTCTCAGCATTACCTATTTGAGTTGACATGCTAATGCTAAGGTTTGTCCCCCTAGTGTTGTCAACAACAGTAACAAAAAGCTGATTTTCCCAGCATATTCCATTGTTAAGTCCCTGCGCCTTTCTAATCCAGTAGGGCCTATTAAAGAGTTGTGCATCGCTAGACACTAGAGACCCACTTGGGGAGCCGAAATACGTTGCTGAGCCTATTTTGTCCTGACGCTGGTTATTCTTTGCAGCCAGGAAGAGGTTCCCGGGTACCTTTTCCCCATCAAAACCAGCTCTTGTAAAGAAGTGGCGAATATACATTTGCTCTCTCCGTGCAAAGAAGAACAGTGAATCACCAGTTGCTTCTTTGCTCATTTTGATGTAGTCTGGGTACTTACAGATAGTGCCTGCAATGTCAAGAGGAACCTCAGATTTATTTTCTTGCAAATGTGCAAAGTCCATTGCCCCAAAACCAATGTCACACATGTCCCCATCTTGAATAACTGTGTTTCTGAGTTCTATGCCTGGACAACGTCCTACTGGACCACCCTCGCCAGCACAGGGAAGCGATTTGTGCCAGTGTTCCCCTGTAGCGGGCCTGCACCCAACTATTAGCAATTGTGTTTGCTTAACATCAAATGCAACATTTTGTCTGTCATCTGTTCTGTTATCACCTTCATATGTACCTTGATTATAACTGGATGGATTTTCAGCGTCATGAAACCTGTTTAGAAGTGGATGTCCACTGAGACCAGCCCCAAGCGGCTGGCCTCTGGAGACTTCCAAACCTACGCAGGCCCACACCAGCCGCTGGCTTTCAGGGTTGTACACAGCACCGTCACTAAAAGCAAAAGCATTTGGGTCTGGTAGTTTTGCTCTGAATACTCTATACTGATTACCTGACACCTTGGGTACAGTGATTTTTTCAGCCTCACCATTACCATTTTTCATTTCAAAATAGGGGTGGCCTACAGTTAGCAGACGCTTAGTTTCAGCATGGTAGTAGTGGTTTAGCCGCTGCACATATACATCTGTGCCGAGGACTTTTGCCACTGGATTTGGTGGCAGGAATAGCTTCTGGCTGTTGGACCTCCACAGAGCCATCTAGAACAAAAAAAAGGACAGGTAACGTCGCTTGCGAAGTTTGCGACGCCTCAAACTAGGATGCAAATAAAAGTCAGGCCCTGAACCTGTGCTGTCCTTGGAGGGCGGTGAAGGCAGAACATCAGGAATGTTTTCAGTTTCAGAACTGTCTCGTGGGTAGTCTACATAAATGCCTGTGTCCTGGTAATCTCCATCTACAATTGCCATGGGCCCTCGAAGAGGAAGTGGAACTTCCACTGTGCCCCGGAAGCGACGTGACCCGATTACAAGACGCCCCCGAATTACAGGAGTGTCATCAGTTTCTAAAATGGAGGTGTGTCCGCTTTCCAGGGACACTGTGTCACTGGAGTTAAGGTCAATGACCTCGAAGTTACCTGCATCCCCTCCCTCTGACACTGTGACATGTGTAGTGGAGTGCTCGCCTAGCACCTGTAGTTCAATAGACTCAGGTGTTGTGATAGTACTTATATCATGATAGAAGTGTGCCTGCGAACCAATTTGTGTGCCCGCTCGGGTAGTAATGGTGGCCCTTTGCCCAAAGCGGCTGACCCTCACGTGTCCAGATGGTGTTTCACTATAGTTAGGCCTAGACAGCTTTACAATGTCCCTAAATTCATATGTTGGTGCTGCTCGGACCTCATCGGGCCCCAGTGAGAATTCCAGTGACTCCTGAAATGTGGGATTGTCAAAGTCAAATGTGACTAAACGTCCTGGTTGTTCAAGAAATGCACGGTCCCGAACATGTATTTGCTCTCTGAACCGCGCAGGGTACCCCCCCTTTTGTCTAGGCCTGGGCGCCTCAACTGTGCTGCGAGGCTGGGGTGTGCTTGTGCGAGGAAATTCCTGTAAAGGAATTTCCTCCCCCACTACAATACCCTCGGTTGCATGTGTGACAAATATGGTGCTGGAAGCTGATGTCTCACCAAAATGATTTGAGTTTGTGGAAGACACTTCAAATGCAGGGTTGGAGAAGTGAGACCTACTAACACTGCCTCTGCTGGGCACGCTCGGCTCTGGGGCAAGCTCCAAAACAGCAGCATCAGATGAACCTGAGGTCACTACAGGGGCCCCTCCTGCGCCACCCGGAGGAACACGGGGTACGCCCGGGGGGACCTCAGCAGCAACCTCTATCACATCCAGCGAGACGTCAGAGGCATCCACGAGAGACACAATGCCTGGGTCATAGGCCTCTACAGGTAGCACACTGCTGGGCCCGATTGTGTCAATAATCACGGGGGGAGGGCGAATTGATCTTGTTCCCGCGCCCGTGGGCACATTGAAAGTGCTTGGTCTGCCAGCTGCAGTTGCCCTACCGCCTATTGCCCCGTACCCAAACCTCCCCCCAGACCCAGTGCCTGTTCCGATGCCCAATCCCCCAAAGTAAACCCCTAAACTCCCATATTGAAGAATTTTATCTGCAACGGTTTTGCCTTCAAATTTATTAACAACGTCGGGGGCGCAATCGCCCCCCTGTTTGCATGACTGATACAATTGTGCTGCAGAGGCACGTTTGGTCCTGCGTGCGCGAGGCATGCTGGGAAATGTTTGGACCGGGAAATATGAAATGTAAGGGGTGTGTTAGCAGCAGCAGTAGCAGCAGCAGCAGCAGTAGCAGCAGCAGCGGCGGCAGTTTTGGCAAGTAGGGTAATGGCAACAGTTAGTGCACGAAAGCATCACAGGCCGCCCAGACCCTCATATGCGCTGACACTCGGTGGCATGGGCACAGACTCAAAGAATTCGCTTCTTTGTGCAGGGTTCTCAAACCACACCAGAAGCCTGGCCTCCCCCGCCCTGTCAGCACCGTCTTCCCCAGTCCAGTGCCACGTTGTGGACACAGCCCTAAACAGGCGCCTATGTTTTTTCTTTATTCTGTACCTGTAGCACTTAAGCACGTTGCCAGAGCCCCTAAGCACCGCTAGCGCAGGACTACAATCCCCAGTCCCTCGAAGAAGTCTTCCAGGGCGTCCCCGATTTGGTCTCGCAGCCGGCGGCAGTCTTCGGCCAGGGTCTGCAGGTTGACGCTCAGGTTCTCTCTCTGGTCCCTCAGCGGGGGTCGGCGACGACGGCGGGGCCTCGGCGGAGTAGGGGGCCGCGGCGGCCCCCCCCCGCGTATCTGTGGCTCCGGGTGTCGCGGCGGTGACGGGCCCCAGGCACCGTCTATGTCGTCGAGTGGCAGATTTCCAGGACCTGGAGACTGCGGTGGGGAGGGTGGGCTGCGCGGCGAGCGCGGGTACCGGCCCTCCCAAGGGCGAGGTGGTGTCGGGGACGTCGGCCCTCGATGTCGAGACCTGCGGCGACCACGGCGTGTGGCGTGGTTCCGGCGGAGTGGAGAGGCGTCCGGCAGATCCGCGGGCTGGGGTTCGAGCAGGCCCCTCAGGCGGTCGGCAAACGTGTGCAGGGGCTGTCGTGCTAGTAACGGAATCCAAAGGAGAAAGTATCTCATTTTTATATTCTACTTCCCAAATTCCACTGCGGCTATACTTCTTGGCATCATCAGCAAAGTACACATAGTACCGCTTGCACCCATTGTCCAGATAAAAAAGTCCATGTCCGTCCACCTGGCCATGTGTTTTGCACCACACGCCATCACTATTTCTGTAATAGATGTCTTGCCACAACGTGTGCAGCGTGGCGTTTTCCCTGTCCCCGTCGTACCTAACCTCAACCATCTCAGGGTTTTTTTTCCAGCACCCCTGAGGCTCTGTTTTATATCTCTCCAGAGATGTGTCCGCCAATGTCCAGGGCTCATTACAAAAGTTGGACTGCTGCAAGGACTGCAGCATCAGGTGTACCTCAATTGCATCTCTTGCTCGTTCCCGCGACACCTGTGCAGGGGGCACCGGCTGGCATCCAACCCGAATAATGCCAGACCTGCGTGCAAAGTACAGGATGGCATACTCCTGTCTCAAGAGCTGCCAGTGCTTTAGCTGGCTCTCTAGCGAGTCATCACAGCGTTCATAAAGGTCCAGAAGACCGTCCCGAACCAAGTCTAAGCGTTTGGCGAGGTTCTCCACCATCTTCCCCCTCGTCTTCTTGATCGCTTAATCCTAACTGTAACCACAACCTTTTAAAAAAACATTTCCAATTCGCATCATTAAAAAGATATGTGGGCTGTCCTTCCTCATTTTTAAAGGTAAAGCACTGCAGTCTGCTGCGCAGGTAGCGCCACCTGTCGTCCTCGTTAACTATCACGTTTGAGGTAACAATCATTGGAGGACACTTCATTTGTGCAGGGGCTCTATGCTTCATATCCAAACAAATAGGGTTCCCATCTAGGGCATTTCTCATATAAATGTCTAAGTAATCCCAGCACGGGCTGGTAGCGTCATCTATTAACACCACCTTTGCATCCGCCATTGGCTGCAGCCAAAAGTGACTTTTTGCATTTGCAAAGGACAAAACCCTTCCCCCCAAAAAACTCAGCAGGCTCATAGCAAATATTGATTTTCCAGTGTTTGGTGGGCCGCAGAACACTATGCAATTCTTTTTAGGGGTGCCCTTGAGCATGCGCGACAGCGCTGTTAAAAACACAATAACCTCAACTCCCTGATACCTAAGAAAGTTGCAAATGGGCTTCCAGTCCCCCCCATCGGGAGCTTTAGTAGCTCTGTGATGTATCCAGGCTGACATGGACATACTACGCATTAAGCCCCTCTTGTAATGCCGCACCATTGTGCTGCAGTCTTTTAAGTGTTTGGCCTGCGCGTTTGTATTCAGCCAGGCCGCGGCATTTTTGTCTGTGTCAGCTATTCGCGCATACTCAAAGGCAATTTCACTTTCTTCAACCAAATCGTGATCCATTGCCCACTGAACCATTTCACACAGTTCAAATTTTTGTTCTTCGGCGCTTTGGTGGCTTAACATTGTTTGCYTGGTTATCCAACCTGACATAGACAGTCTAAACCAGTACAGTGCAGCTGGCACGCTGCGCACCTTAGGGGGGTTACACATTACCTGATGTTCACTTAAATTTAACACATTTTTTAGCAGCTTTAATACCGTTTCCCGGCTTTTTTGTGCTCTAAACCTGAGTAGCAATAATGAAATGTTCCCGGAGTTGGTAGGACAGTTGCTAATATTATAATACTCACAGTGTTGCTGCAAAAGTGTATCTAAGCTTTCGTATAATGGTGGGCTAATCCCAAATGCCGCTATCACCCAATCCTCATTGCAGGTTTTATTGTTTTTAAAGTTTCTAGTAAGCTCGGAAAAGCCCAGGCCAAATGCTTCCTTAAACCTTGCCAGCATAGCTGCATGGCGGTTTGAGCTTTTTAAAAGCATTGTTAACATGGCGGACGGCGCGCTTCCGCACTCGTTAGGGTGATACGCTGCACCTGTTACCTCGCTTATCTCTTCCCTACTTGCTATCTCATTACTAGACCCTTCTCCGCCCTCCACCCACCCTTCATTCTGTACCTGGTCAGGCCCTTGAGTTTCAACAGCACGCAGAGTTTCATTGTGGTCAGAGAGTGGACACCCACTGTCCTCCTCGCCCCGTGTTTGAAATAACAGGCGGCGTTTGGCTGCCTGTTTCGGAGGTGTAATAGTGATCGCGGTGAGCTGCGGACTGAGCTCTGCATCTACGGTTTGTTGAGTACTGGCTGGACTGGAGTGCAAGTACTTTCGTTTTATGGATTGCACCTGTTGCTCGTCCTCCTCCAGCTCCTGGCGTTGAAACAGTTCCAGGGTATTTCCCTGACACTGATCAGTGTAATCTAACAAGTCTTCTAAATCCTCTAGAGTGTCACAGTCCTCAATTGTACTATCACTGTCAGAACAGTCAGCCTCCCGCACAATAAACCACCCACTGCATCCTTCTTCACATTCTGTACCTTCATCTACTTCACCCTCCATGGTGCAGAGCTCGGGTCCGGGCGCAGTCTGGACACACAATATCGAGATTCTCCAAAAGCAAGTGCTGCAGTGTGCGGATTGCAACACGAGAGCTCAAAACCACCAGCTCGATCCCGCGTCCACAAAAACCACAAGATGCATGCACTCTATAAGGTGCCTGGTCACTGCGCTCCGCCTCCTCAGGAGGTAACTCCTCATAGCACCACAAATCGTCAGCTGGCACAGGCTGTTCCCCAAGAACTATATCTTTTAGGGTAGGTTCTGTTCCGATCATTATCTCCCCGCGCAAAACTTGCACTGCGCTTTCCACCGCCCTCTCACCAAGTCAAAGTACTGGCCACCACCAAGCGCCGCGCACACCTCTGTACAGCTAAGCTTCCGCAAGCACTTAAAGCATCTAATAACTAATGTTAAAGCATTTCTACCATACACTGTTAGTAGCTCGCGTGCAGTTAGAGACCCCTGATAGAAGGTGCTCCACTCATACCAAGCAGTCACCCGCGCACAGTGAGAGCAGCACCCATAAGCACGCGAGTCTTTCCAGGAAAGCTGCAAGTTTTTCTCATCAAAGCTGCAACGCTCCTGAAAGTTCAAATATTTTTTGCAAAAGACACAGGGCAGGACAACGTCCACCAATGGTATACCACAGCTGTCAGCAAGTTCTGCGATTGTGGTTGGCCGTGCCATGCTCTGCAGATTCAGCGCACGCCCCAT